TGGAGGCCATGCGCAGTTGGCCTTTCTTGGTTGCCAGTCATCCCTCCAGGAATATATTCAAGGTAGTCTGATCATCGTCGTAGGTTAAACCCTGCTCGATCTGCGCCTGGATCTTGCGGATCCAATCCCTGGCAGCTTGCTGGTTCTTGGCAGTATAGGATAATCGCCTTCCTCGAAGGCTGACCTGGGCTCGCCAGCTCCCACTGGGCAGCTGGCAGATTGTTCCTTCTCCCGCTGTACGCCTTTTTGCCATAAATGCCTGCCTTTTCACCACAGTATAGCACAAATTTTCTACCAGAAAGCTCTACGAGTGGGATATTTTTTATTTTTTGTTCAGCATTATTAATAATGGTAATTCCGGCTTCCCAAATGTTAGCCCACAGATACCGGTCTCATCTTCATAATGTGTCGAAGTGATCAGCATCGTCAATCCAGTTCCACTCAGATCCTGTATGAAATTTTCGATCTTCAATCTCTGTCCTGCCCGGATCTGCGCAGTGGGGATCGGATTGCCCTTCTTTTTGTTTATATAATCAATCACATTGATCGGGCTGGAATTCCACTGCGGGTCTTTGTACGCTGCTAGAAATCGTTTGGCGTTAGCTGTCGCTACGGTTGATGTAGAATAGTCAAGCTTGAGTAAATGATCACATTGATCATAATTATCGATTGATGTCGTATCCTTGAGCGTTGCATCATCCTCAGGTGTGATCCACTTCGTCCAGCCGTTTTCATCCTGATATTCCACCACGATCCAGTTAGGAATATTTTCAAAGACCTGTGATATCTGCACCTGGCCAGAAATGTTTGTCTCATCCAGGCGCAGGAATAAATCATAATCGGTCAGGACAGGATACATCTGAATCCCCAGGATCGGCTTGCCGTCTGGCGTCTGGGCATTCTCCGAGTTGAGCAGGAACGCCGCCCAGCGATTATTGGAGGCATCTCCGAAGCTTAGTGCTCTGGTCACAATATCCGCTGCCAGCTCATCCCATTCAGCCAGGAATGGCACAATTGAAAGTGTATTACTATTAACTTTGCCTGTATCTGTATTCAGATCGCTAAAATGACCGATAATATCCTTGGTCACCTCTGTCGGATCGATTGCTCCGGTCTCACTATAAACGATGATATTTGAGAATTCTCCATAGATTGATCCGTCTGACGCTGGTGTTTGATTGGCGCGGGGAATGAATTCAAAATCGAGATATTGTACTGCCGGGGATATGGTGGCATCCTGGGTTCCCGTCCCGCTGCTGGTAATCGAGCCATAAGTGACGGAGTTCGTCCGGTCACGCAGACGGATCTCCCATGCTTGTGCTCCCTCTTGTAGATCATAGCTCCAAGTAACACGTTTGATGGTCTCACCGGTTGGCATAGTATAGCGCACGCCAGCCGCTTCTGCAGGAGAACTGCTAAATGCAACATTTTTTGGCGTGAAACGGATGCGCTTATTACGATCGATTGTCATCTTCTCCGCTCCGGGATGACTGGTCAAGTCGGTGATATATTGCCATATACTTTCATCGATCCGGTTATCTGCCCAATATTTGCGCCAGCGCCGGTTCATCAGGATATGCGCCCAGCCGCCCATGCATGGTACTTTGATCGATTGTCCTTGCTCATCCAATAATCGATCCAATGCACCCACATATCCCTCATAAATCATTTTCTGGCCCTGCCGGAAAATCACCCGTTTTGCGCCATTGATTTCCCACCATGCTATTACTTTCCGGGGCACTGTAAAGCTTGCTTCGAGATCTCCACCAGGATATCCCGTGGAGAATTCCAAATCCTCGGCCCATCGCAGTTCTCCCCGCGGATCCTGGATGGTCGTCATACCGCTGGAATAGACTTCCAGTGTCAATCCACGCTTAGTTTGGATCATGACAGGCTCCAGCGCGGGGTGACGTATAGGCGATTGATCCGAGTCGAATATGCACTATCTACTAAGGTCTCTGCTCCCTGACCTCCATTGATCACAATCAAATGGTTATATTGCTCTGGAATCAATTCGATTATATCGCCTATTATTTCCTCGATTTCTGAAATATCATAACTGACCTTGTAATAAATAACGGTCTTCTTACCATGCAAGATTGCTATATCTCCATAAAAAGATAGATAAGCCAGGCTACCAAATATCGGCCTGATGAAATCAACTTTTACATTAGCACTTGAGCTGCCTGTTTTTCGTCTCAAACCTAATCTAAAGTAAATTGATTTTGAGGGGAGCCATTCATATCTTGTTTGAAATCTGTGATAATTAAACATCCGGCAGTAGTGAATTGTTTTAATGAGCTAGCCGCATTGGCTGAGATCCAATCACTGTCATAATGTATTCCTGTAGGGCTTCCTAAAACAACCCATGTCGCAATTTCAAGATTGAGCCCCGCATCCCAGATACTGGCAAACAAACGAATTGGAAAATCATAAATATATTTTGAAGTTATTTCAATATAACCCGAATAATATTCGCTGACGCCAATCGATGACTGCTCTACTTGATCACCCAAAGCAGTCGCTTCTGCTGTACCGCTGAGATCCAGAAAATAATTGGCAGGATTAACGAATATAGGAGCATTATGGTTGCCAATAATGATCGATCGCCCGGTAACGCTATTTTCCAGCTCGAAGATCGTATCCGCCGGCAGGCTGCCGGGAATACCTCCTGCCACGCACCAATCCCGATGCGTGGCATCGCAGAAATTCTCCATCGTTTCATCACCATCTATTGAGAATATCCACGGGATCGATTCCAACCTCTGCCCTAATCCGTCTCCGCTTGAGATATGTTGCAGGATATTGGCGTAATCATTGGCCACCTCCGTTGTGCTGAGTTTCAGTTTGAAATTATGAAATCCGAGCAGCGAGCCTACCAATTGTGACGTGCTGCTGTAATTCGATCCAATCCATAGATTAGCACCAAGGGATTTTGGAGTATAGGCATAATCATCGTCGATCATCACGCCATTGACATATAAACCCATAACGCCATTGCCCCAGGTAAAATGGATCACAAATATCGACCCAGCGGCGAATGTTTGTGCTGCTGTAGCAATCGCATTCGAGCCGTTATTATAAATAAATTTAAATTTATCATCAGCCGAATCATATTTTGAAACCAGCGCATTGGTATTGCTGCCATCGCGCAGGTCGAAGATCATCATGTCATTTGGATGTGCCTGGGTGGCATCCAATCTCACCACCACCACAATGCTGCCTTCACCCGCGCTCAGACCGGTATCAGCTATCGCCACTTTTAATCTTGCCGCCGTTCGGCTGGAGGTCGAAGCATGTACCGTGCTGGTCCATGAGCATCCCATCAGATCTCCATAACAAAGTGGGGTATGGTAGGCTTTCTCTTCAAGCTGTACCCCCAGCAGATAAACCGTATAACCATTGGTAATTTTCAGCCCAAAATTTAGGGCGGAAGCAATTCCATCGAAATTATCATAATAGGCGCAATAAAGACCGTCGCCAAGATTTTGAAAAGTTGGGCTGTAGTAACTACCATTGACACCTACCTGGATAATAGAACTTGTTGGAGCGCTCTTATCAGGCATCATCACATAAATGCTAAATGAATGCTTATTGGTATTTCCTGCATTGATGGAGATCAGGAAAGTATTATTCGTAGCTGAGATTGCAGTTAAATTAGCCGATGATGACAATCCGGTCAGGCAATAAATTGGATCGATGTTTTGAGCGCTGATCAATCCTGCACCGGTGATCCAATTAAGATCCCAATCGGCATTGCCAAACACCGGATTGGTGATCTTAGTTGTGGTCGCCTCAGGGATCATCAAACCGCGCGAGATCCCATCCGGGCTGCTCCATATATCCTCCAGGATCCCGCCCGTGGCACTTCCCACGCGCTGCCTTAATCCCTCCGGAGGATTGATCTTCAAATTCACTTCGGCAAAGATCCATTTCTTGCGATTCTCCTCCAATCCATATAATTCTCCACTCTTCTCGCAGTGTCCATGCAGCACCTTACACCGGCGAGCTGCCCCGAACTGACCCCAGGATGGATCGATCGAAATATTATTGTCTGGTTTCCAAATAAAATATACCGGCTCACTCTCCGTGCCACTCCTCAGGAACGCATCCAATCTATCGACGGCCTGCTCGCATTGTGCATTCGATAATCCCTCCACATCCACGTCGAAGCTATAATCACGTGGTAGTAAACGACTATCCACCAGCTTTCCACCGCCATATTTATTGGCGCTCGTACCCAGGCCGATCTGAGCCATTTCGCTTATCGCCGGCGGCGCGAAATCCAAGGGAAGACTATAAGGGCCGCTGTTCAGATCCAGCGAATATGTGCCACGCACTAGCTTTGCTATCGAACCCATTGGTTAACCTCCTGCATACCCTCCACCGGCCTTGGCATAGCGCCTGGCTCCCTCCAGCCTGGCGATCACCCTGCGGGCAATGGCATCTTCAGACTGGCCAGGTGCAGCATTGATGGTCATAGTGGAATATAAATTACCGCCTGATCCACCGGCACCTGCTAGAGCTGGTGAAAGCAATAATCCAGTTTGAAAGGCCGGAATCTTCTTATTGCTCAGATCCTCCATCGCATCTCCAATCCCGCGTATACCCAGTTCGAAGGGGGTTGGGCTGCCTGGCGTTAGCCAATCCGGAAGTTTGATGCTGGTAAATTTATCGATCAGATTACCGATCCAATCAATTACTCCGGAAATAGCATCTTTAACATCGTTGAATGGTTTGATAAGATGATCATTGATCCAACCTTTTACGATTTTTATCGCTGCAGGGATTTTTGTTTTAAGCCATTCGGATACGGTTTCAAATGCTCTTACCAGAAAGTCCTTTACTGTAGCGAATTTCTCTCGTATTCCTCCCCAATCATTTTTCCAGGCTAATGCAAGAAGAGCTACCACGGCTATGACCGCTGCAATAATAGCGATCAATGGGAAGGTTAAAACCCCTGCCACGGCCGTCACCACCGGGATGATCGCTCCAATAGCCGAGATCATCGAGCCCACGATCATCAAAAGCGGTCCGATCGCAGCTACCACTGCCAGGATGATGATGATCACTTTCTGTGTGCTCGGTGATAGATTGGTAAACCAGCTGATCACTGTGCTGATGCCCTGGGCCAGCTTTAAAGCGATCGGCAATAGATGCTGCCCGGCTGTGATTGCCAGGTCCCCGAGCTGGGCCTTGGCAATCCTCGAAGAGTTAGCCAGACCATCCGAGGTCCGTGCAAAATCGCCTTGGGCAGTCTTGGTCTGCGCCAGGATCAATGCATAACGCGCCGTGGTTGCAATCTGGGGCGTCATTGTATCGCCGGCTTTCATAAGTCCCATCTCCATCGCTTTGGCTTTGACCATTGCTTCATTGATGTTTACACCCAGAGCACGCAGTGGCTCGGTCTCACCCACCATTCCCGAGCGCAGTTTATCCAATACTTCCGTCGGATCCAGGTTGTTGAAACTGGCCAGGTCGCCCGCCAGGCCCACCAGACCCATCGACATATCCGCTGCGCTTTCCGTTCCTATTCCCATCGATACGAACAGGTTCCCGTAAGTCCCGGCTGCCTCCAGCGCTTTCTGGCTGGTCAGCCCAATATTGGTTGCCGCTGAGCTGGCGAATTTTTGCACCGCCTCCGCCTGGCCTCCAAAGACCACATTTGATTTGCTCACGGTTTCATTCATGTCCGAGGCAGCATTGATCGACATGGCAAAGCCAGCCATGATCGGGGCCGTGGCGAACAGGCTCAGCTTCTGGCCAGCTCCGCTGATCTTGCCGCCGATCTCGCTCATCGATTTACCAATGTTCGACGAGCTCGTCCCGGCTTTCTTCTCGGCCGCGTCCAGCCCGGCGTTATATTCGGAGGTATTGATCCCCAGCGCTACCAGCAGTTTTGCCAGCGTGCTCATTAGGTGCTCTCCCTATCCGGGCGATTTTTACCCGGATTACCTTTCCGCTCATCCTTTCCACCGAAGGCTATATTCAATAATTCCACCATCGCCAGCTGGCTCTCCCATGATTGGCCGTTTTTCTCTTTCTCCGGATCGAATTTCACCATGAAATCATCAAGACTAGCCACTTTATCGTCCTTGCCGCGCAGCATGTTATAAACTGTGCTGGCCACGATTGCCGCCTGCAGATCGCCGCGTTTATTGCCGAATGGATCATATTCGTCATATAGCTGCCATTCACTCAGCTCCCGGCTGGAGATGCGCGAAAGTAATTCAGCCACCGTCATCCCCAATCTCATTGCCAGGCGGAAGTAGAAGCGCCGTTCAGGGCGCTCCTTTAGTTTTTTGCCAGCTCCTCCACATCCTGATCAGAAAGGCCGGAAAGCCGCTGGGCTACGCTGAATATGCGGTCCAGGGCTACCGCACTCTTCGTGCCGAGCATGGCCACGTCCTTCTCCGTGA